GGTTTATCTATATTAATTTTTTTATTAATATTAATATTAATATTAGTATTAATGTCTGTGCTATTTTTAGTATTATATTTTTCTATAAAATGGAGCATTAAAAGACATTTTATATTTAAACATAATTCTGTTTTTACAACAAATTCTACTAAAATATTAATAATTAGTTTTAATACATTTACATATTTAATTGTATCTATCGTTTTTATAGGTTGATTATTTAGTCTATTATGTTCATTTTGTTTATTGATTTCAATTCTTTGACTTATAATGATTTCACATAATTTAGCATCACTATATATATTAATTACATTAAGTATTACTTCTGTTGGTATAAATGATGTTTCTAGAAACTTTAATAACATAAACGTAATATAAGATATATTAAAAATATTAATATTAATCATATCTTTTAAAATTTCATTAAATATAGTTGACGATTTTGATGTATCTAGAGTATTATTTGAGTTTTCAATATCATCTATAAGTTCTATTTTTTTATTATAAATATAGTTATTCCATTTATTTACATCAAATAATGTTGTTTCCATTTTTATATTTAATTCTATAATTATTATTTATATTATATACATTATTTATATTATATACATTATTTATATTATATACTTTATACTATAAATAAAATAATAGAAAAAATCATATATATATATATATATATTAATAAAATTGATTTTTATTATTATATATAGAATATAATATATATGTTTGTTCTATTAACGTATTTTGATAAGTAACAATGGCTACGAATAATGGCTTAACAGAACCCCCTACACGCTCTAAACCGAGTAACGCACAATTACTTTCAATGCTTGCTGAAGTTGTCGCACTTTCAGAACAACTTCAATCCGAAAATAATCATCTTAAAACAGAATGGGAACAGGCATTTTTACGTTTGGAGCAAAATACCATTACAATTAGAATGTTATCTGAACAAAATGAAATGCTAGAAAATAAAAATAATAGTTTAATTACTAAAATTATTACATTAGAAGCACAGCAACGCAGATGTCCTCATAAGCATCAATAAAGTTAATATTTATTATTAATAATTTATTGGTGTTATTTTTTATTTTCTATAATTATTAAAATTATTTAATTAATTTATATATTATTATTAATAAAATCTTAATAATTAATAAAATAATAATAAAATAAAATAAGATATAATAAATAAAATATAATAAAATATAATAAAATATAATAAAATATAATAAAAAATTAAATTAATAAATTAAAAATGCCTTGTGAAAATCACGGTCCTAAATGTAATGGAAAAGAATGTGCTAATAAAAATTTGGATAATGGTTTAATGACTAGATTGTGGGGACCTAGTGGTTGGTTATTTTTACACTGTGTATCTTTTGGATACCCTTATAAAATTGACCCTAGAAATCAAGAACATATAGAAAAACAAAATGATTATTATCGTTTTTTTTATTATTTAGGTAAAGTATTACCTTGTAAATATTGTCGAATTTCATATATGGAGTATTTTACAAAACATAGCCCAATGAATAAATTAGGGACACGTAAAGACTTTACAAAATGGTTATATGACGTTCATAATATGGTTAATGAAAAGTTAGGTGTGCCAGAATGTGAAATACCATCATTTGAAGAGATTGAAGACAGATACCAAAGTTTTAGAGCATCTTGTAAACCTTTATCAACAAAAGAAAAAGATAATAACGCGGGCAAAGGATGTATTGCTCCTGAAGATGGCAAACCAAAACGTTGTGTTATTAAAGTTGTTGAATATGAAAAAAATCCAGAAAAGACAGAACCTTTACAATCTTATCCAAAATCAGATGATTATTTTGTTATATCAAAAAAAAATACATATTGTTTTATATTTATAGTATTAATACTATTAATACTATATTATTGTTGTTCTAGAATAACTAATAAAAAATAAAATAATTAAATATAAAAAATTAAACTATGAAAATTAAATATAAAAAAATTTAATATAAAAATAGTTTCTTTTAAATTATATAATTATTCAAATTATTAGTTTAATATTTTTTATTATTTTAAATAAACAATATAAACAATATAAACATTACTAATATAATATATATAAATATATTTTATACATAAATTATATTAATTATAACTAGTTATCACTACTAATATTTAATAGTTTAGACTTATTTTAACCTCTAATTAACTCTTATTAAATACTATTTTAATTTCCATTTATTTTTAAAATGGACTCTAACTCTGATACAAANTCAGGAAGTCAANCCNATAATCAAAACACTAATCAAAACACTAATCAAAACACTAATCAAAACAAAACTACGAACGCAACTCAAAATACACAACATTATAATGTAAATAAAAATAACAATAGACAAAATAATAGACAAAATAATAATAATCAAGAAAATAGTCAAAATAATACTAACAATCGAAGGAACTATAATAACAACCGACAAAATTATAATAACAACGACCGCAACTATAATAACAACGACCGCAACTATAATAACAACCAACAAAATTATAATAACAACCAACAAAATTATAATAACAACCAACAAAATTATAATAACAATGAAAGAAACTATAATAACAACCGACAAAGTTATAATAATAATCGTCAAAACTATAATAATAATCGACGAAACTATAATAACAACCGTCAAACTGATAATTATGAAAATAATAATTCTTATAATGAAATTAAACCTGAACCTATTAATGAACCAACAGAAACGATTAAAACGGAAGACTATGATGACCCTAACACGATGACACCTGAAAATATTATTAAAAGAGAACAAGCAATTGAACCTATTGAAACATTTGATGATCTTTCAGAATTAATTGATTTAAAAATTATTCGTGGTGTAATGGCATATGGTTTTGAAGATCCAAGTCCAATTCAAAAGAAAGCAATTAAACCTGTCCTTGGTAAATTTGACCTAATTGCCCAAGCACAAAGTGGAACTGGTAAAACTGCTACATTTTGTATTGGAACATTAGGGCGTATTGATTTTACTAAAAATGAAACCCAAGCCATTGTTTTAGCACATACATTAGAATTAGCCCAACAAATTGAACACGTTTTTACAAATATTGGTAAATATACTGATCTACGATTAACAACTGCTGCGAAATCATCAACTGTTCGAGATAATATTGAAACTTTATTAGGACGTAATAATCCTGATGGATTATTGCCACACGTTGTTATTGGAACACCAGGACGAGTTTTAGATATGATTAATAAAGAAGCAATTAATATTGAAACACTTCGATTATTAGTATGTGATGAAGCCGATGAATTATTATCAGAGGGTTTTATTTCTCAAATTAAGCAAATTATTGGTTCTATTACTGAAAAAACACAAATTGCTTTATTTTCAGCAACAATGGATGCTAGTTTTTTTAAATTAACTGAAAAATTTCTTCGTAATCCTATTAATATTTTAATTAAAAAAGAAAATTTAACATTAGAAGGTATTAAACAATTTTATATTGATTGTGAAAAAAATGATTTTAAATTTGAAACGTTATGTGATTTATATGGATTATTTTCAACGTGTCAAACAATTATTTATTGTAATCATCATCAAAGTGTAGAAATTTTAAGTCAAAAAATGCAGGAGCAAGATTTCAAAGTATCTTATATTCATGGAGCAATGAATATTTCTGAAAGAGAAGAAGCAATGAAAAAGTTTAGAAATCTTACAACGCGTGTATTAATTTCAACTGATTTACTAGGTCGTGGTATTGATGTTCAACAAGTATCTATTGTTATTAATTATGATATTCCATTTAAATCTGAAGCATATATTCATCGTATTGGTCGCAGTGGTCGCCACGGAAGAACTGGAACAGCAATTAATTTTGTCACAAATAATGATATTAAGCGTATTCATGATATAGAAACATATTACCACACACAAATTTTACCTTTACCTTCTGATATGGCTGACGTATTTCAATCAAATCTTTAAATTTATACTCTTGAAGATTTAAAATGAGACAAAAAATAATTAAATTACAATTTTTTATTTAAAAATATCCTATTTTATTTATTCAAGATATGTTACTGATTTTATTATCTTCCATCAATGACACTATATCTACATTGTTCTAAAAACATTATTTGTGGGTGTAGTGTAAATGACAAAAAATCTTCAGATACTTTTGAAGAAGTATCATACCCATAATTTACACAACTTGAAGTAGTCAAACCTTGAAGTTTTTTAACATATTTCAACTTAAATGTTGTCCTATTTTAAATCTTCTAGAATGTAAATTGATTTTATAATTATTAGTTTATAATTATTAGTTTATATTTTTTATTCATTTTTATGTTTTAAAATTATTAGTTTATATTTTTTATTCATTTTTATGTTTTAAACTTATTTTATAATACTTGTATTTACAAAAATAAATTCGTTTATATTATTAAATAAAAAACAAATATTTAAGTAATCAATATATTAAATTATATATTTAATTACTTATAGTATTGTTTAATAATTTAAAATTTAACTATGTCCCAACCTAATAATCTTTCTATTGTTCCTGGTGCTGATGGTGGTAAAAGTGCAACTCCTAGTTTAACTTTACCAACAGAAAAAACTCTTCTTCAAGCAACAAAACTTTCTTTAAAAACAAAAAAACCAATTTGTTTTTATTTTTATATTGATTCTCTTAAAGGTAAAATAACAATTGTTTCAGATGGTGAAGATCGTGTCATTTTTAAAAATGAAGACGAACACACGTCTCCAATTATTAACACTTACAAATCAGAAAATTGTTATATTGTAGTTACTGAAAATACTATATATATTATTAGTTCTGAAACTCAAGTTCGTTAATTTTATAAAAAAAATATTTTTTTATAGTTTTAAAATTTTTATTACATTACATTATTAGTTTATTAATTCATATTGTGGTAATCGTTGTCGACGTTGTTGCTGTCATTGTGTTCGCTTCGATCGTCTTCGCTATCATCATTATTCATATAATTATCATAATCGCCATATAAATACTCTTCAGGAAGTTCTGCGAATTTCAAATTTACGCATTTTTTTATATAACCATAAGCATTCATCGTCCCTATAAAAATACCTTTTAGTTCATCATTATTCAAACGATAAGAGGTAAATTCACCATTACACTCCCAATCATTAATAGAACCTTTTAAATAACCAGTAAAACTACCATTAAAGTTAGAAATTTCTAAATTTGATGGTAACAAATCACCACTAATATCTGTGGTGTCGTTGTTTGTAGATTGAGTTGCCATTGTTTCTTTTCAAGTTTTTGAAATTATATTGAAAATTATTAAAACTATAAAAATCAATTTTATATAAAAAAATGTTAAAAAATGTTAAAAAATGTTAAAAAATGTTATAAAATATGTATATTATTAAAACTATAAAACTATAAAATTAATTTTATATTTAATTATTGTAAATCAAT